CCAAAGGTGTTGCCCAAACCCAGTATGAGACAATCAGATATCTGGCACAGACCCAACCGTATTCGTCTGAGTTACCTGCTAATCTAAGTTCATTGATACCTGAGAACCCTACGCCTGAGAACTTCCCAGATGCAACCATTGATGCGAACATGGCAACCTGGAATTCCATGTACGACCGCTGGATCAGAGGCAATCCAAGATTCCTCAATGAGGCAAATCTGACTACTGGTCGCCTTGGTAAATATAATCAACTGTCTTATCTGATGGCAGTTGCGATTACTAAGATCAGTCAGGACCGTACCAATGGTCTTAACTATCTTGAACTTGTAAGAGACTTTCTGATGGCACAGGTTTCTTACTACAAGTTTAGAATCCAGGCCAACGGTCTTCCTGAATTCAAGATGGAGAACAAGTTCCACAATGAGTTTACAAATGATACCAAGTTCGTTCTCAGAACAAAGGCATCCAAAGGTTCCCCACTAAACGATAGAATCGGCGTCCAACCATGAGCAAGAACACACACCTCGAACACCTTGAAGATGATATTTTTAACCAGGGATATGCTGGTGCTCAGAATGCTCTGAACTTCCTTGAAGGACTCAAAGGTATGCTGACCACTGGTAGTGGTGGCAGTCAGATGAAGGTCACCGTGAAGTGGGATGGTGCTCCCGCTATCATCTGTGGTGAAGATCCTGTCAATGGTTTCTTCTTCGTCGGCACCAAGTCTGTGTTCGCCAAGACTGCACCTAAGATCTGTTATAGTCATGGTGATATTGACCAGTGGTATCAGGGAGAACTTGCTGCCAAGTTGAAGATGGCACTGGATCATCTGTCTAAGTTGCCCATTAAGGGTGTGATTCAAGGTGACCTTCTATACACTGGTGTTCCCGTGATCACTACCATGGGCGGCAAGCGTTGTTACAAGTTCAAACCAAACACCATCACATATTGTGTCGAAGCAGCGACTGAGATGGGCAAGAAGGTTGCAACATCTAAACTAGGCATTGTATTTCACACTAAGTACAGTGGAAAAGATTTTGATTCCATGGCGGCATCTTTTGGTGTTGACGTTTCTGGTCTGCAAGGTAACCCTGATGTGGCAGTATTCTCCTCTGAGTTCACCAACACCAACGGCGTTGCAAACCTCAGCCCTGGCGAACTCAACAAACTGAATATGTCCATGAGGACTGCCAAGCGTAACCTAGATTCTTCTAGGAACTTCCTGAACCAGATCGGTGGCAAACTGACTGGCATGGAACCTGCTGCACTCTTTAAGATTTACTTCAATCAGAAGATCAAGGAAGGTAAGATCCCCTCATCCAGCATCCAAATGCTGAACGAGTTCAAGGTCTTCGTTGAGTCTCGTTATGCACTCAAAGAGGCAGGTGTGAAGACACCTAAGGCAAAGGAGAAGTGGAATGATAAGAAGCAGGAGGCAATCAAATACCTAAATAGTAATAAGTCTGAGATCTATCGTGCGCTGTCGGGGTTCAAGAACCTCATCACAGCGAAAGAACAGATCATCAATCGTCTCAAAAAGATTGAGGGGGTTGGCACATTCCTAGAAGATGAGACGGGTTACAAAGTCACGAGTCCAGAAGGATTTGTGGCCATCAAGGATGGCACTGCTGTCAAACTTGTTGATAGACTTGAATTCTCTCGGGCAAACTTCACCGTAGCAAAAGATTGGGGCAAATGAGATTTCGTCAGTTCATCATCGAAGCAGCTGCCGCTGCTAAGAAAGCAACCACAAGCAAAAAGAAGAACGAAGTAATCGACAAGCATGTCGCAATCACTTTCGGTAGATTCAATCCTCCCCATGCAGGACATGGTAAGTTGCTTGATGCTGTAAAGGCACACTCTGGTGACTCTGGCAACTATCGTATCTATCCCTCCCGTTCTCAGGATCATAAAAAGAATCCTCTGCACCCAGAGCAGAAGATCCAACACATGCGTGGTATGTTTAAGGATCATGCTGACAAGATTCAGAATTCTGAGGCACACAGAAACATTTTTGACATCCTTCGTGACTTGCATGACGAAGGTCATGAGCACGTTACCATGGTGGTCGGTGACGATCGCGTGAAAGAGTTTGAAAATCTAACTCAGAAGTATAATGGTAAGCACTATGACTTCAAGTCTATTAACATTAAGTCTGCTGGTGCTAGAAATAACGATAGTGATGATCCTATCGAAACCCTGTCTGCTTCCAAGATGCGAGCCCATGCCCAGGGAGGCGACCACGATTCCTTCCATGCAGGAACTGGTGGATACAAGAAGTCCAAAGAAATGATGCAGCATGTTCTCGATGGCATGAAACCACCCGAGAAGAAGAAACCTGCTGGTAAGAAGAAAGAGAAGGCAGTCAAGGAGTCTGTATGGGAGTATGCACCTAAACTAGACTTTGAATCCTTCCGCGACTATTACATGCTCGATCATATCTTCAAGGTGGGTGCTATCGTAGAGCATGACGACACTGGTATGATCGGCAAGATTGTTCACCGTGGTCCTAACTACATCATCATGGAAGATGGTCTCGGTGGTGAGCATCGTGCATGGTTGCAGCACATCACAGAAGTCTCTGATCCTAACAATCAATCTAACTACTCTGCCGATGATGGTAGCGGCAATGATTGGAAAGTTGGAACTGATACATATAGAATGGCGGTTCAGAACATGACTCCTGGGCAAGAAATCAAGAAGTTCAGCGAGTTCAGAAAGAATCAAAAACCCATCAATAATAAATAATACTATACTTTTCCTTAGATCAATGCTGGATATCAAAGTAAGTGCTGCCTTATTAGAATTTACTGAGGCAGAGCAGCGTATGATTATGCGCTGTGTAAATGAGGGTCAGGAGGGTCCTACTCGCCGTCTGCAAGCAGCGGTAGAGAAAATCATCGACATCATCGAGTCGCACGAGGTGGTGGTCGAAGGTTATGCTGGGTTCCCGATTGACAAGGCATTGATCGACAAGAATAAGAGTGCCTTCAAGGATGATCGCAACATCGGTCGCGTCATCACTGTCGGTGGTAATTCTATGGTTATCACTGGTAAGAAGTCTGACGGCAGATATTCTGTCGTTGGCAAGAAGGGAGAGAAGACCGCTAAGCATCCTGAGGACATTGGGATGAACATGCAGCGTGAGCACATTGACATCGAAGACCTTCATCAGCAAATGGTGGAAAAGTATAAGGGTCTCGATGGCAAGGCTTGCTGGAAAGGTTACAAGATTGGTACTCCCAAGACCAAGAAGAAAGGTGACAAGACTGTTGACAACTGCGTCAAGTCTGAGAGTGTTGAGATCGATGAACGCTACAAGGGTAAGCACGGTCAGTCTTCTGCTGAGTACAAGGATGATCGTTCCCAAGGTGGAAAGATGGTCTCTGGTGACTCCAAGATGAGTGGTGCTGAATACACCCATGGTCGTAGAGTCAAGGCAGCAAACCCTGGTTCCCAACCTGACGAAGGTGGCAAGACTAAGCCCAAGTCTCAGGGCAAGATGGATCGTGGCACTCGTGCTGATCTTCAATACCGTAAGGCGAACCTGACGAGGAAGGAAGAGTTTGAAGTATTCGTAGAGGACATTATCTCTGACGAAGATTTTGATACATTCACCTTTGAAGAACTCCATGACATCTGTGTTGAGGCACTGATGGAATTGGATGGTGAAGTTCTCACCGAAGCACTGGAAATGATCGATGACATCGATCTTCTGGTTGAGCGTATGGATCCCAAAGAGATCCAACGTCGCAGAGATCAGGCGAAGGATCGTCTGTCAACTGGTGCTGCCATGAAGTCTGCTGCTAGCAAGGCAAAACCTGCTGAGCGTGATGCTGGTGCTGAGGCACGTCAGCGTCTCCAAAGCAAGTCTTCTGATTCGTCTGGCAGTGGTCGTGGAGAGAAACTGAAAGCGGCATTGAAGTCCGCTGGCAAGGCAGTCGCCAAGGGCGCTGGTTATGCCGCTGGTGCCGCTGGTCGCGCAGCAAAGTCTGCCGCTTCCAACTTCAAGCAAGGATATGAGCGAGGTTCTAAGGGTAGCAACCCTGGTGGCACCCCCAAGGGTGGTGTTGAATCTCGTCCTGCTTCTTCCTCCTCTGGTGGTAGCAGCAGCGGTGGTGGAGACGCGAATCGCGTTCGTCTTCGCGATCGAATTAAGTCAGGAATCAAAAAGGTAGTCGGCGGCGCTGCTCGCTCTATCTCCCGTGGCGCTCGTAACGTAGCAAGGCGCATGGGTGAGGAGACTACATATTCCTGGCGTGCAGAATTAGGAATTTCCGAATGAAACCTGACACTAACAAAGAAGTCACGCAAACCAAAAAGAAAGGTAACGTGATCATCAACCCCAAGAAAGAGGATCTCATGTCTGAATCACTAAGAAAAATCGTACGTTCTGAGGTGGAGGCACTGAGAGAATCCGCCAAGAAGAAATCCAAAGAGAAAAAAGTCAAGCGTTGGTGGGACGACGATGGCGATGGTGTTGGATATGAGAAAGGTGAAGTCGATGGTAAGTTCTCCAAAAAGAACGAAGAGGTTGTAGCAGAAGCACCTGCTGCCCCTGCAAAAGTTGATGACTCTGAGGCAAAGAAGAAAGCCAAGGAACGTATGAAGCAACGCATGATGCAGGCGACCATTGACCACGATCGTAAAGCAAAGGGTTACACTGCATGATTTCCGAACGCTCACTGTCTTGGTATTCTGATGCCAAAGCACGGCGTCAAGAAGCAGAGCAAGAAAAATCTAATAAGGAACGTGACGCTCGCATGAAACATGGCAAGCGTTACAAGGAGTTCATGAATAAGAAACCAGAGACTCCCCGATATGACAAGAGTAAGGGCGTTCGTGCCCTCCATAAGGGTCAGTGGGGTTACATGAAGGATAAGAAATTCACTCCTGATTAGCCTATATAGAATAGTCTGTTCTATAAGGTCATGGTATCTTTTCTTCTGCCTCTGGCATATAAAGTTGTAGATGCTGCTGTTGCCAAGATTCCTGATGACGCAGAACTCGGTGAGAAACTCATCGACCTCTGCCTTCTGATCGTAGGTAAAGCAGTCAAACTCACAAAGACAACTGCTGACGACGAACTCTTTGAGAAAGTCAAGCAAGCTCTCGAAGTTCGAGAGGGTTGATAAGAGGAGACCGACGAGTTCGGTCTCTTATTTTTTATAAATAAGTAATAGGAACCGAATTGGAGTAAGCGAACATGTCTCTTTATGGGAGAACCGACGCAACAGCAAATCGTGACAAGGTGGCACTCACCCGTGGAAACGGTAGTGGTTCATCCAGCGAGACGATTGTGTTTGTTGACGACACAGAAGCAGGACTAGCAGAAAACAAGTCCCGTGGTATCACCGCCCCTGGTTGGTGGGCATACCGCACATACACTGACGCATCTGGCAAGACACGTCACAAGGCAGAGCATCTGATGGTGCTTGCTAATCCTGATCTCAACGCTAACGAGACTCTTGCTGATGACACCATCGCAGCAGACGTAGCATCGGCAGTCGTCATCGACGTACAACCCGCTGCTTCTACATCCGCTTCTGGTGCTGGTACATTCACCCTCACCACTAGCACAACTGGAACCCCTGGTACTCTCTCTTACCAGTGGCAACGTCAGACCGCTTCTGCTACTACACGTTGGGTCAACATCGCTGCTGACACTGATGCAGGTATTACTTATGCAGACTTCACGACCGCAACTCTTGCTTACAGTGGTCTCGCTGATGATTCTCTCGACGGCTACAAGTATCGTGTCAAGATTACCTCGGCGGGTGGTACGGAAGAAGTCATCAGTGACGGCGCTGCAACCCTTACCTTCGGCACCTGATAACTAACACTCTGTTATGTATTTTGATGAACTGAATGAGAAAAACCATTTAATGTTTGCCATCAAACATTACGAGAACCCCCACTCTGTTACTGTTGACGACTTCATGGAAGACATGAAGAAGTTCAAATATCTGAAACGATTGCTGAAACGTTACAATAACTCGGGGGTTCTCAGAACCAATCTGATTCTGAATCATTTGATAGTTCTATACAATGTATTTGGTGATGGGACATTGCCATTATTAATGTACAAGTTGGAACCAGAATATTGGTCAGCGTTGAAGACTTTCATTGTCTATCTGAATCGCTACCCTGAACACAGTGCTGGTTGTTTAGCGAGTGTTCCCTTGGATAATACAATCAAGATGACATTAAGAGAACTGTGATTAACGAAGACGCTCCTACAAATTCAGTTGGTACTGGTGCTGAGACTGCCCTTCCGCCGTCTCATGAACCTCCTGGTATCACACGTCTGACTAGGAAGAAACCAAAGAAACGTAAGTTCGAGAAGAGTGTAGAGCAAATGCTCCAAACAGAGCAGGTTGCTGAGAACTATCTCCCCTTCCGTGTGTCCTTTGAAGATGGACAGACGGAATTTATCTTCTACGGTAAGTCTGAATCACAAGTCAAGATTGAATTGAGAAAGATTTATCGCCCAGAAGTTGCAAAAAGATTCTCCGTCAAGAGACTTTATCCTAATGAGGTGATGAAATTCTATTGGGATAAACGTCAAGAGGCGATGAGGAAAAACTAATGGCATTTGGTCTTCAAAAGTTAGCAGTTCTTGAAAGTAAACTCGACATTTATGAAGATCTCTCCAAAGAGATGCTTGACAAACTTGAAAGAGCAGTCGGCACAATCTCGGAGAACAGTAACAAGGTTGCTGTAATTTTGGAGCGTCACGAGAACAGACTCGACGAAGGTGACAAAGCAAACCAGGCAATCATCAAGATGATCAATGATCATCAGAAGTATGATGAGAAAATGTTTGAGCGTTTCACTGAGAGATTTAGTGAAATGGAAAAGAAGATTGATGATCTCTATAAGTTTAGATGGATTGCTGTGGGTCTAGGCATCGCTGCTGTGACGATCCTCAAAG